GATCTGAAGTACAGGAGGTCTAAATGGCTTTATCTAGGAAGTATCTTGCAACGCTTGGTATCGAAGCTGACAAAATCGATGAGATCATTACCGCTCACTCCGAGTCCATTGAAGCGGTCAAGTCTGACCGGGACAAGTACAAGGCGCAGGTGGATGATCTGACCGAGAAGATTGGCAAGGATGCCGAAGCACTGAAGACGGCTCAGAAGGAATTGAGCGACCTGAAGGCGCAGGTTGATGCCGATGCAAAGGATCGTGAAGGCAAGGACTATGACGCACTGAAGGCAGAATTTGATAACTACAAAAAAGAGCAGGAAGCAAAGGCAGTGAAATCCGCAAAGGAATCAGCCCTGAAGGAACTGCTGTCTGACATGAAGATGTCCGACCGTGGGATGAAGCAGGTGCTGAAGTGGATGGGCGTTGATGGGTTCGAACTGGATGACTCCGGCAAGATCAAAGACGCAAGCACGCTCCGAAAGTCCATCAAGGAAGATTGGGGCGATTACATCCAGACGGAAGGTGCTAAGGGCGCAGACACGCCTACTCCGCCCGGTGGAACAGGCGGCGGCACTGGCAAGACCAAAGCGGAGATCATGAAGATCAAGAACACAAAGGAAAGACAGCAGGCAATTGCTGACAACCCAGAACTGTTCGGACTCCCTGCGGAAGAATGACCGAAAGGTCGGAAGGAGATTAAATGGCAGGAATCGTAAAAACCGCTGATATCGTGGCGGCACGTGAAGTAGATTTCGTAACAAGATTTGCCAATAACTGGCAGGAACTGATGGACATCATGGGGATCTCCCGGCTTGTCCCGAAAGTACCCGGTACTGTACTGAAGTCCAAGTATGCGTCTGTCACGCTTGAGGACGGCGCAGTTGCTGAAGGTGCGGTCATCCCGTACTCTCATGCAACCGTGAGTGAGAAGGACTATGCTCCGATTGTAATGAATAAGTATCGCAAGGGCGTTTCCGCTGAGGCGATTGCAGATCATGGATATGATGCGGCTGTTCAGTTGACCGATGATCAGTTCCTGTTTGAACTTCAGGGCGAAGTCATTGACAACTTCTACGATTACGTTCAGACCGGGACGCTTATCAAGGCGGCAGTAACGTATCAGGCGGCTCTTGCAAAGGCGCAGGGTGAAGTCCGTAATAAGTGGAAGAAGATGAAGAAGGGCATTAGCGAGATCGTTGGCTTCTGCAACATCCTTGATGCTTATGACTATCTTGGAGCGGCAGACATCACCGTACAGACGCTTTTCGGCATGAACTACATTGAGAACTTCCTCGGGTACAGCAAACTGTTCCTGACATCCGAAATTCCGTCCGGCAAGATCATTGCTACCCCGGTTGAGAACCTTGTTCTGTACTACATCAATCCGGCTGATTCTGACTTTGCCAAGGCGGGTCTAGAATTCCGTGTTGACGGTGATACTCCGCTGATCGGTTTCCATGTTGTGGGCAACTATGACACGGTCGTATCTGATTCCGTGGCTATCATGGGTATGGTTCTGTTCGCTGAGTATGTTGACGGTATCGCAGTTGTTGACATCGGCACTGAGACCTACACGGCTGTTCAGAGCCCGGCTAAGGCAAACCTTGGAACGTACTTCGAGAAGGCGGCTGACAACACCTACTTCAAGACCACTGACACTGACATCGTAAATGGCAAGACCTACTACACCAGATCAGTGACGGCGGCAACCTGATAGGTCGATACAAGACCGAAGAGCGAGGGAAAGCAAATGGCTTATAGAGTAATCAGGGATTTCCTTGACCTTGAAGATCAGAATCATCGGTACACGGTAGGGGATGAATATCCCCGAAGTGGGCTTGCGCCGACCAAAGAGCGCATATTGTTCCTCCTTTCCTTCCAGAACCTGCTCCACGCTCCGGTTATCGAAGAAATACCGGGCTTTGAGGGCGCACTTAACCCGCCTGTGGAGCAGGGGATGGTTGAGGAAGAAACGCAGGATGCCACAGAAGGTGCAAAAAAGGCTGTAAAAGCCGTTTCGGATGATGAGACGAAGGAATATAAGCCTAAGCGCACAAGACGCTCTAAGACGGCAAAAAACACGGCTGAAGAGCATTAAGGCAGACCAAGCCAAAGAGGGCATAAAGTATGATAACACTGACAAGTCTTTGCAGGGAAGTAAACAACTGGTTCGAGCGGAGCAGGTACACAGGGCTGTTCAGGATCAAGGACGGCGTTATTGACCTGAACGAACTGGTTATGGACAACTCCCTGCAAGACGGTCAGTATTTTCGCATCATGGGCAGTGTGTTCAACGATGGTGTCCATCAGTACCCTACTTCCGACCTGACCGATGAGACATTCACCGGGACGGTCTTGCCGATGGCTGTACCTGCGGACTTTATCGGCTTGCTGAGTGAGATCAATACATGGGTTGATAAGTACGGAAGCAGTGATGCGGTTAACAGCCCGTTCGCAAGTGAGTCGTTCGGTGGATATTCCTACAGTAAGGCAGGAACCGGAACCGGGGACAGCAATGATCCTGCATCATGGACGGGGCACTTCAAGGGCAAACTGAACAAGTGGAGGAAGTTGAGATGAGCCTGTTATCTGAGGCTATGGAAACCTGCCACATGAAGGATAAAACCACTGTGCCGGATGGCTACGGTGGCTTTTCCAGTGTATGGGTAGACGGTGCTACGTTCGATGCGGCGATTGTTTTTAACAATTCCATGGAAGCACGAACGGCGGAAAAACAGGGAGTGACAAGCCTGTACACGGTGACCACAAGCAGGTCAATCATCCTACAGTACCACGATGTGTTCGTCCGGGAACGTGACGGGAAAGTGTTCCGGGTTACATCGGACGGCGATGATCTGTATACACCTGCAAGCGCAGGTCTCGACATGAGACAGGCACAGGCAGAGGAGTGGGTGATACCGAATGGATAAAGAACAGGCTATCCAGAGTTTCTGGTCATCGTTCGGGCTGACCGCCTACGACTCAAGCACAATTCCAACGGGGGACAATGCACCTGAGCCGCCATATATCACTTACGATGTAATCACGGACAGCATCGGCGCTCCCGTATTACTGACGGGTTCTCTGTGGTACCGATCAAACAGTTGGGCTGGCATCACGCACAAGAAAGACGAAATAGCCGCTGAAATCGGCTATGGCTATAAGATCATATCAATTGACGGCGGGTATCTGTACATCACAAAGGGAACGCCCTTCGCACAGCGTATGGCGGATGAAGATGACAGCATAAGAAGGATTGTCATCAATCTGATGGTGGAATTCTTAACCGCTTACTAAAAAGGAGAAAGCAAATGGCAGGTAGATTTACAGTTATTCCTGAATCTACTTTTCAGGAATTGCAGATGGACGCAGGGGTTCTGCTGAGGACTTTCGACCCGGCTCAGCCCGCTGTGACTGATAGCGCAATAATCTGCGCAACTACGGGCGGCATTCAGGCATCCTGCGCCGCTGAGTATTCTGATCTGGGAGAGGATGTTGATAACTGTCCCAACAATATGAAGGAACTGAAGCACCTCGATGCGTGGAACTGCACGATGTCCTTCACTTCGCTTGGAACTTCCCCGGCATCCATCAAACTTGCACTCGGTGCGGCTGATATTGATGGAACTGACGAAACGAAGATTGTTCCCCGTGCGGAACTGGCACAGACGGATTTTTCCGACATCTGGTGGGTTGGCGATCGTGCTGATGGCGGCTTCGTTGCCATTCAGTTAAAGAACGCTCTGTCCACGGGCGGCTTTTCCATCCAGACCACGAAGAACGGCAAGGGGCAGGTATCCGTGGAACTGACGGGGCACGTTTCCATCTCTGCGCAGAAGGTCGTGCCGATGGTTTTCTACAGCGCAGAGCCGTAAACCTGAGCAAAAAGGGCTACTAACATCAAGGAGGATTAATAGGGTTGAAGAATCTAGCAAACTGTACGCCGTCAGAATTTCTGAAGCAGACAAACAGAATCCGAAAAAGTGTAGAGCGGTGGCTGAAGGTAACTGACATCATGAACATCCGCAAGCGGATGCCGAAAGGGATGCCGGAACTGACCGCTGATCTGTCCGAGGATGAGGCACAGGCTGTCAAAGCTAAGCGTGACGAAATGTTGGCGGAACAGGTTCGCTTAAACGTAAGTGCGATTCTGGATGCATTACTGGACGAGCACCCTGAGGAAACGCTTGAAGTCCTCGCTCTGTGCTGTTTCGTTGAACCTGAAAATGTAGATGACTTCCCCGTTTCTGCATATCTCCGTACCGTGACGGAACTTCTTCAGGACGAGAACGTGATGGATTTTTTTACCTTATTGGCATCCTTGGTGAAGTAACATACGGTGAGGCAATACTCACTATATCCATACAACATCTGGAAATCTTAGGAAAACGCTACGTGATTGATCATTGCGTAGCGTTTTTCCGAAGTAAGCAGAAAGAAGAGGCGTACAGGATATATGTGACGGATACCATGAAGGCGATGTCAGAGTGCATAGCGAAAACCTACGGCGGGAACAGTCCAAAGTACAGGTATGCCGAAATTGTCGGGGATAATAAGCCTACTCAGGAAGAGCAAAGAACGCCGCAGGAGATTATAAGCAACATGAAGGATAAATTAAGCAAAATGGCAGGGGATTAAGACATGGATTTATTTGATCTGATTGCCAAAATAACCCTTGATACAACTGGTTATGAGAACGGATTACATGAGGCGGAGGGAAGCGCATCTTCGTTTGCTTCGAAACTAAGCGGCGGTCTTGGGAAGGCGGCAAAGATCGGGGCAGGAGCTGTTGCGGCTATAGGCACGGCATCCGTGGCGGCAGGAGCGGCATTTCTGAAGGGTGCAGGAGATGTGGCGGCATACGGTGACAACATCGACAAGATGTCGCAGAAGATGGGTATGTCTTCTGATGCATATCAGGAATGGGATGCCGTCATGCGGCATA